GATGCCACGAAACGCAGCATCGCCTTGATGAACATTGGGAAAGCGCCGGCAGGGTGATCCGGATTCCAGTTCGTGATATCGAGGCCTGGCGGGAGCTGCTCGATCACTCCGGGCTGCGCCTCGATGCGATATTTCGCGTCCGGGTTCGGTTCGACGTACGAGCTCGCGTCCGTGGTTTTGAGAAACGCCATTTTCGCGGCGCCTACGCGCGCGGCGACGAGCTCCGCCTCCACATAGCCGCCGAGCATACGGAGCTCGACCATGCAGGCGTGGTACCAGGTGACCCCGCGCGTTTGACTGATGCGCTCCGGGTCGTACAGGTGGAGGATTTCATCCGCGGGAATCCTGGTGCGAATCAGAGAGCCGCCCAGGTCCGATGGGTGCTTTTCATTGACGTGGTAAGCCACCGGCCGGCCCCATTTGTCGACCTCGACGCCCATGCGGATCTCGTTTTGAGTTGGCGATGGTGCGCGCGAGAAGAGATGGTCGACCTGGTCGGCATCGATGAGCTGCAGCGCGAAACGAAACTTATTATCGAAGCCGCGGACCTGGCGAACGAAGACTTCGCCATCGGTCGCAAGGCATTTCAGGACCAGGTTCTGAACTCCGCGGAATGAGAGTTTTCCGTCGACAGTGCAGTTCCCAAATTTGCACCATTCCTGCCAGGCCTTCTCGATTTTTTGATTAAACGGCGAGTTGAGCTCGTCGTTGCTATTGCGAACCTGGGCTTTGTAGCCAATGCCCTTCTCGCCGAGCACATTCGCTACGAGAATTTTCAGGTAGGACTTCGCCACGGGATTATTGCGCGAGAGCTCCCGCGCGCGCGCGCGGAGCAGGCGAAGGTTCCCCTTGATCTCCTGGTCGGCCGACAGGATCGTGGCCACCCAATCCATGAAAAGCCGGCCGCCCTGTGCGCCGGCGAAAACGGTCGTTTGCATGCCGCGCACGGCGCCGGAGAGAAAATTTCCGAGACGCCGGAGCCAGTTCGGTCGAGTCATCGTTGGAGCCCTGTGACGTCCTGCCAGGTCGGCGGGAAGTCCTGCGAATCGTCCTCGAGCGCGAATGAGATCTCGAATGGCACACCGAGCTGCCCGGGATGGTTCTGCCGCCAGATCATCGACTTCAATTTTCCGCGGAGCTCGAGGAGCTTCTCCTGCGGAATTTTGCTGATCGCGCGGCCGGCGATTTGGTAGGACTCCAGGCCGGAGGCGAGCCGGCCGGCGAGAGCCATTTCCACCACGGCGAGCTGCTGCTCTTCCCAGGTGGAGAAGGCGCCGGCGGCCGCGATGGAAACGTTGGGCTCGATGTTGATCACGAGCTCGTCGCCCGTGACGTCGTACACCTCGCTCGTTCCGGAATTGGTGAGCCGCTCGGCGTATCGGTAGGGACCTGGCGAGAGACTGGCGGTGTCGGTCGGATTTAACTGCACCTGGAACACATTGTTGAGGACCGTGGCGGCTTTGCTGAGTTTTCCCCCGAGGCCATTCAGGTAGATGACGTAGGACCACCCATCCGAGGGCAGGTAATCATTCATCGTTCGCGTGAACTTGACCGTGGTGCCGGCCGGAAAGTGGTCGGGCACCACGTCTGGAATGATGGGGGGCATTGACTGCAAAAGTAGAGTGATCGCTGCGGTTCCGGTACTAGAGATTTTGTATACTTGCGCAGTCAGAGACGGGGAGGGCTCCCAAAGCGCCAGCCTCGGGAGCCCTGAATGGACGTGAACAGCCGGGAATGCGGAATTTTAGCACATGGGGATGTCGATTAGGGCTTGCCTTGCGCCTGGCGCGCGGCCTTCTCCGCCCGAGCTCGACGGGCCGCATCGGCAACCGATTCCTGAGGAACATCGCTGGCAGTCGTGCCGGTCAATTCGGGAGCCGGTGCGGAAACAGGAGGCTGCGTCGCTCTTGGAGAGATCACGGCCTGGGTTTCCTTTGCCTGTCTTCCCGCTACGGCCGTAGCTTGGGTAACGTGGACCGGCAGCAGCGTGCCCACCGGAATGACAGACGCGTGGCCATGTTTTAAGAGAAGCAGAGCGCCCGCGGGTGGAAAGAAAAGGCCTGCAGCGCCGGCGCCGACCAGTGACCCGCCACCGTAGCCGCCCTTTCCTTTCTCAAATCGCTCGCCGCTGACCGGCACTTTCGTCCCATCACCGGCAGTCACGGTCTCGAAAGAGATATCAAGCTTCCCGCCGCGGCCCATTTTTCGGGCTCCTTTGGCCTCCGTCACGCGGCCCATGATGATCGAGCCGCGAGGGATGGCAACGGCATTCTGGATTTTCAGATCTTCGAGCACATCCATCGTGACCTGATCACCGACCTGCGCCTGGCCGCTGTCCAACTGGATCGCAAGACGCCCCATAATCTGCGTTCCTTCCGGGATCAGGATTTTCTCTTGCGCGCTAGCGAGATCCGCTGCTGTCAAGATTCCCAGGATGCCGATAATCGCGAGGACTTTCATGGTCATCTCCTGCTTTGATTTTAGAGCGCCCACTACGAAAAACGAGGTTACTTTGGTACTACTATTCCGAAACAGCAACAGCCTCCTTGATCGTGAGCCGGACCTCGGAAATGTGTTTGCCGGCCACACCCGGCCGGGAGCGGAGCTCATGGATGGCGCGCACGGCCGCCACTCCAAGATCGCTGGCCTTGACCGTTCCGGTCTGCCAGGCGCAGTGCGCCGGTTTCACTTCCGGAAAGAACGCGGTCACGGTGAAGGATTTCAAGAGCGCCTCCTGGCGGTGCGCCGGCGCCGGCGGTTTTCCCGGAGCCATTCCATGTCTCGTTTGAACTCCGGGGAGATGATCGCGCGCCATGCTTCGCGCGCGAAATAGATGAGCAAGCAAAGGGCAAAGGCAAAAACCGCAAAGCCGGTGATCTGGTCCCTCACGACTGCCCCCTTTCAAAACGGATCCGGCACTCGCGCACTTTTGCGGAAACCGTAGCCGCGGTGACGTCCTCGCTGCGAAGCGAGAGCGTGTTGCCTGTAACCGGATCGTTGAAGAGGACTAGCAGTTCATGCCGGCCTTCCTGCATGCCGAGCCACCGCGCGCCGCCGGCTTCGACGTTCAAACGCAGACGAGCAAGATCGATCGAGGGTTCAGGGAATTCCGAATACGAGTGAATGGGTGAATCTGGTAGGCTTTGGGGAGCCGTCATTGTGCTTACCTCACTTTGGCGGTCAGAGGCTCGCGGGTGCTCAAACACCCGCGGGTCTCGCTTGCAGTTCCCACTCTAGGACCAAGGTCCACATCATGCAATAGGCCGGAAGTACCATGCTGTCAACGCCACCCTTCGACCCAAGATGAACCCCCGCCAGGTCGCCTCGGACCCCCTCCGGGACCCCCTGAACTGCCTGTTTGGCCTCCTGTGGATCCTCCTGGAGTCTCGCCGGGTGGGAGCTTCAGCGCCGCCGCGAGCTCCCCTAGCTTCCGGATCGTGGCCTGGCCGAGGACATAAAGCGCCGCAAGGGCATAGACCTCGAGATCGAGAGCTTCATTCCGCGCGCGAGTTTTGATGTATTCCCTGATCGTGCCCTTGCCGCGGCGGTAGCGCCGGACAGCCTTCTCCGCGGTGAGCTGCGCCAGGTATTCATCCTCGGCAAAATCGGGAAGATGCATATAGCCGGGCCCTGGTCCGGGGATCTTGAGCCGCGCGAAGATGCGGTCCTTGGCCGTGTCCGTGCCGATCATCCAGAGCTTCACGCGGTACTGATTGTTCGTGCTGAATTTGCCCAGGATCTCTTTCCCGGACTCGCTCGAGCCCTTCAGCGCGAAAATCCTCCGGTTCTGATGCGCGCGCACGAACCGATAGACCGAATCGGTATGGAGGCCTCCGGAGTCGATCATGGCGCAGGTGATTTTCACTTTCTGCGCCAAGGCCGTCTCCCAGGTTCCGAGCAGAAACGCATCGAGCTCATTCCAGACTTGCTCCTGGCCGGGATCCCCGAACAATTGCTGATAGGCGATGAGCCAGGATTCCTCTTTGTCGCCCCAACCCTTCACTACGCACTCGAGCCGGTCGCCCTGGACGTCGACGGCCGCCGTGAGCAACCCGACGCCATCGGGAACTTCGGCCTGATACGCTTCGGTTCGCCCTCTCAATGTGATGGCTTCGATCGAGTCGCCCTGCTCCTCCCAGGTTTCCCCAAGCCGGAGGTTGATGAAGGCCTTCAGTTTCTCGGCGTTGTTTTCCTTGTTGGCTTCGTGCCACTCCTGCGCGAGCGCCGGCCAGTTTTCGCGCCAGGGAGAATAGAGTGCGTTGATGTGGAAACCGACGACCTCACGCTGAGGAAATTCGGCGATCCACTGCCCGGAGTTCAACATCTGCTGTTTGTAGCGTTCCGGGATTTTTTGCCCGCAGCCGGCGCAGACGTAGGCGACGCTCGAGGGGTCGACCTGACCATCCGCATTCGCCGAATAAAACAGGCGGTACATTCCGGTCCCGACCGGGGGCGGCGGTTCTCTCCAGCGCAACGCCTGCTTAAAAGAGCAGAAAGGACAGGCGACGTGAAAGCGCCGCATATCGGACCGGAGAAAATCCCGCTCGATCGGAGAGATGCCCTTCGGTTTGGCCGGCGTGGATCCCTTGACGATTTTCCAATCGGCGAACCCATCGGTGCGGCGCGTGCCGATCGCCATAGGGTCGCCCTCGCCCTCGACGTCGATCGGGTAGCCGTCGACCTCGTCGAACAAAACCACCGGCACGGGATCGCTTCGCAGGCCGGCGCCGGAATTGGCGCCCGTGAGCTTCAGGAATCCTCCGGGAAATTCTTTGAGTGCCAGCGTGTTGCCGGCGCGCCGCGACGTCGGCGCCTTGATTTTCAGGCGGAGGGCGGGACAGGCCTCGATCATCGGCGTGATGCGTTTCTTGCCGTAATCCTTCGCGTTGTCGATCGTGGGCTGCACCAGCATGATCGGCTTCGGATCGGCATCGATGTAGTAGCCGCAAATATTGTTGATCACGGCGTCCGAGTAGCCGATTTGCGTGCTCTTCTGGATGACCACCTCATGCACCAGGGGATTCAGCACCACGTTCATCATTTCGATTTGGAACTGTTCGGCTTTGAAAGGGCCAGGCCGCGACGTCGTCCCTTTGGGCAGCACGCGGTTACGGATGGCCCACTCCGAAACGGTCAGGTCCGGAGGCGGCTCGTATCGTTGCCAGGCGCGATCGAGCATCGCCTGAAAATTCGTGGCGGCCGAAGCGTGCGTGATGACCGACATCCCTAGTTCCCTTCCGCTTTCAGTTCCCTTTTCGAGAGATGGAGCAGCGCGTCCTTAAGGGCTTTCTCTATCTTCGCGTGCGCCATGATGCGAGAGGTTTCGCCCAGGAGCTCGGGGGCGAGCCGCGGCGCCACGGCCATCACCCTCGCTTTCGTCGTGAGGACCAGTTCGGTCATTTCCTTTTCGACCTCATCGATCGAGACGAGCTCGCTGCGTTCCCGCGCCAGTTCGATTTCGCGGAGATCCGCGTCGGCGCGCAGCAAACGAAGACGCTCCTCGCGCTCGCTCGCGAAGATTTTGCCGCCTTCATCCACGATCGCTTTTTTTTCGACGAGCGCCTGGAGATAGCGGATGTACCAGCCGGTGCATTCGTCCTGGTCGTAGCGGCCGCGAAGTTTTTTCGGGAGTCCTTCCTGCACGAGCTCCTGGATGCGCCTCGGCGTTAGGTTCAGGACGCCGGCGATTTCCTTGATGGAGACGATTCGCGGCTTGGATTTTTTCTCCTTCTCTTTCCTCATTGACCCGCCCGCTTAGTTTCTGTCTGCCTGCCGGCGTCGGCGATTGGCCTCGCCCACCAGGCGCGTGTATTGCTCGTGGGAGAGTTCCACCTCGGTGATGCGGAGCGGCCGCCGGTCCTGGGCCCACTCCAAGAAAAGTAGCTGGCCCTCCTCGCAGAAATCGTTCACGCGGCCGGCTGCTCTCGAGCACACAGCGCACGCGAGTACGTGCATCTTGGTTTTTTCGAGTTTCTCATCCATGCAATATGCCCCGCTCTGTTTACTTAAGAGAAATGAAAACGAAACGAAGTCTGAATTTTTTTTTCGGTCGCTGGTCCCCTCTCGCACTCGCCGTCACCCGCGGCCGGCCACCCCCTGGGGAGGACCCGCGCGAAAGAAAAGACTTAAACCACCCTCCTTGCAACAGGTTGGAACGCCCTGACATAGGAGCGCACCTGGCGAACGCGGACAGGGCGTTCGCTGACAAACCAATGCTCCGGACGTCGAGCATCGTCGAGCAGTCTCCAGATCATCGGGTTCCCAGTGCGTCTCGCCCACACAAGAAAAGGCTCGCAGTCATCGGCATCGAGCACTGAATAGAGAAACTCCATCCGGTCGCATTTACAGAAGTAGCTCGTCAGGCCCAAAGCGAGCGGCTCCAGTTCGCGGTTGTCGGTGAACCATGAAAGCGAGACGCCGAGCGCCGCGGAAAGCCGCGGAATCACGAGGCCATAGCGGCCGATGCCCTGCTGGCCGTGTTTGCAGGTGAAGTGCCAGAGCTCTTTCATACGCGTGATGCTCGTTTCAGGATTTCCTTCGCAAACTCCTCGCTGAAAATCGGCGCGAAGCGTTTGTCGATGACCTCGAGCATCGCCTGGCGCAGATGGAGTTCGTGCGGGAGTTTCGCCGATGGTTGGAAGGAATAGATCAAAACGGTGTTGTCGAGAGCTTCACTGCGCGCACCGAGAGAATGCAGCACGCGGCCTGTATACGATCGCACGCGCTGGAAAATGCCCACGCCGGGAATGATGAACGTGCGCTGCCGGCCGCGGCGATTTTGGAAGTCTAGGCTCGTGTAACGCAGCGAAGATTTCACGGTTTGCGGAAAACTCGGCCTCGGCGCCTCACCGGTGAGCGGAACCGCGATATCCGAACCGCGCATCGGCTCTTTTGTTCCGCCTTCCTCAAGGAAACCCAAAATGAGTGGAGCGCCTTCGACTTTGGGATCGATTCCGATGACCGCCGTCAGATTGTTGACTTTCGAGTACTGCAGGATTTTGATGCGGCCCAGGATGAACTTTTTGCGGAGCGTGAGATCTGCGGCGACTTCTTTCTGGCCGCCTTCGACCGCTTCCTTCGCGGTGCGAGTGATCGCATTGTTGGTTGCGTAGGGAAGCTGGCGAAGCACATTTTCGCAGAGCTTCACTACGCCTTCGGCATCGATTTCGAGTTTAATGTTCACGCGTTTTCCTGGTAGAGCTTGGCGCGCACTGCTGCATCTTTTGCCTCGAGCAATTTGCGCAGAGCAACGGTGCGCTCTGGACTTGGAGGTAGAGTCATTACAAAATCCGCCAATTCAGTGAACGGTTTCGAGACCTCCTGCAGAGGCGCCGGAAGATGCGAATATCTGAAGAATTGCAAAATCGGTTCGATCATCTTTTCCTCCTAGACTTTCCTCTTTGGGTTCCAGCCCGGGCGGACAGGCACCACGAGGATGATGATGACAAAAGTGAGAGTCAGCACTAGCTCGAACATTCGGGAACTCCTTCCACTCGATACCGTCCGCTCGGACACCTCTATCTTGAAAAAAGCCTTTGTTGGCCGATGGCGCGTTCGCGATTTTCGCGTCGACGCTGTTGGTGGAGCTTCACGTCGATGCGGAGATGGCAACGATTGCACATGTGTTTCAGGTGCTGCAGATTGCTGCACAGAGGCAAGCACCGACATAGATGCGCAGTCGTCAACACCACGCAGCCGCGGGCGAATTGTGCCGGCGCCCCGTTTATTTCGACGCACCTGCCCGTGGTTGAATGGAGTCCGCATTCGCCCATGCACTCGCAGCGGTTTCCCGATCGTGCGCGGACTGCCGGCACGATTTCAGAGCGCCAATTCTCCGGATAGTTCTTTATGCTGCTCATGATTCAATCCCTGAAGGCCCGCCGGCCGGCTTTGTGACGCTGCGTTTCGAGCTCACAGAACGTCGCAATTTCTCGGAGGCAGTCCTCATCAAAAACGGTGAGCTCGGCCGGATGGAAGGCATATTTCCGCCCGTGGGGAAACCATTTCACCCAACCCAAATGAATCGCTCCGCGAAGACTCCAGACGTCCCAAAGGTCCGTCTTCGCATCTTGTCTGCGATCGGACTTTGTGAAACCCACTCTGGTGATCCTGTCAGGCACGGTTTTGCCTTTCCCTAGCCAGCGGTTTTGTATTTCCGCTTCAGAGCATCGGCTTGGTCGAGGAGCAGGCGCCGCCGAGCATCGAGCTCTTCGCGGGTTTTTTCCACCGCGGGCATGGCGTGAGCGCGGCCGACGGACGTGATTGTTTCTTTTGCTCTTTTCTTTACTTCTTTACGGGGCACGATCGTGCCCCGTGCCTCGGATGCAGAGGGCATGCTCATGCCCCGTGCCTTTTTCCGGTTTTCGGTTTCCCGCTGGTTTTCCACAGGCTTTTCCACTCCTTTGCGGATCGGGATCGGCAGCGGCGAGTAGAGCGAAAGCTGGATGGCCGGCGCCGGGAGCTGCTGCGGCCATTTCACCGAATCGATGAGCCGAACCCGCATCTCATGGATCTCGCCCACCACCTTGACCTCCGCCAGCCCGCACCGCTTCAGGCAGGCCATGTATTTCTTCAGCACGCGGAGGCATGGTCGCTCGTCCGGATTTCCCGGCCAGTGGGCTCGGATCCAGTCGTAGCCGAACGCGTGGCCGTAGTTCACATGCCCGTTCGCGTCCGTTTGGTGCTCCACGAGAAAATCGTGCAGATAGCTCGCGAGCTGGAGCTTTTTCATGAGGCCCAACCGTGATGGGGCGATGGGAACGTAACGAGGACCGTTCACCGGAGCGCCCTCCAATTGACATCGAGCTCCGCATGGAGATATTGCTCCACGTCATCCACGGACCAGGCCACCATGACAAGCGCACCGCGTTGATGCTTCTCGCGTAGAAAATCGAGCTGTGCTGAAGATGCTTTCCCCTCGAAACGCAGTGTCTTTTTCCCGTCGAGCCAGGCCGGAGCTTTCACTTCGATATAGAGCGCGCGGCCGTGCGGCGCGAGCGTGGCCTCGAGATCTGCGAAGCCGGCCGGAATCGAATACCAGGTTTTAACGCTCGAGATGCGGGCGAGGTCGATGCCGGCCTTTTTTGCGGCGCCCATCATCCGACCGCGCTGCCGGCGGCCGCCGGCGTCGATCGCCACCGCGTCGACCTTGTAATTCCAGAGCAGATCGAGGATGTCGCTTTGCACGCGCGCTTCGGTGACCTGGCTCATGAGATAGAGCTCGGGATATTTGGCGCGCTCGAACGTCCATGGGAAGGGGAATTCCTTGCTCACGCGACTCTCCGCAATATGGCCATGTCGACGAGCTCCTCGAGCGGCACCGCGGCGACGCAGCGGAGCGATGTGCAAAGCGTGTGATCGAAATCAAACCAGATGCACGTTTCGAGAGGCTGTCCGGGCCCCATGTCGAACAGGCAAGGATTCAGTTCCGTGCAGCCGCACACGCGGCACTTGCCGGAGATCGATTGCACCGCGATGACAGGACGCCGGCTCATTGGGACTCTCCTTCCACAATCACCGGGGGCAGGCGGAATTCCTGCAGGTCCTCGATCGCTTCGCGGATCGCTTCGTATTGGTTTTGCGCGAGTGAGGCCTCGGCGTATCGGATCGTGCCTGCGGCGAGCTGGCGAACTGCCGGGTCAAATTTTGGGAGCAGGATCCGGACCCGCGCGATTTCCCGGTGGAGTTCCAGTATGACGTTCGACACTGATTTCTCCTTCCGCGTGCTTAGGGCAGATGTCGCGGCCCTCGATGCGACGCGCGCAATTCGGGCAGACCTTCGCATCGCAAGTTCGCGGCTCGCCGATCAGGTTCCAACCGACGATAAAGTCGCACAAAAGCGTAGCCTTGGCTTCGCGACAAAACGGGCAGCGCGGGTAGCGCGGCCGGTCGTGACAGATAATCGCCGTCGTCCCATCCGCGAATTTGACCGGCGTGCACGGCATCTATTTGCGCCGGGGGGTTTCCGGAGTGTCCTGCAGGCCGGCATCAAGTTCCTCACGAATTCGCGGCTCGACCGTCGCCCAAATTTTTTCTAGCAGTGTCACGAAGCGGTCAAGAGCGTCGGCCGTAACCGTCGCCGCATCCCCGAATTTGTTGATTTGAAAATCGTCCATCGTGCCTCCCGAAACTTAAGTTTCACCGGGGAGCTCGGGACCGTTTCCAGTGGCACGGCTCCCCGGCTTCCGCCTCCAAGGGTGGGCGGAAACTTTCCTAACTGAGGAATCCGAAGATCGGCTCGATCGCGATGGTGACCTGGTTGCTGATCACCCTCGTGTTCGAGTCCGTCGACTGACTTCCCTGCGCGCTAACTTTCACCGCAACATTCTCATCCTGCACCGCGAGTGACGCGTCGATGAAAGCCGCCGCGGCCAGGCGAACTTTTTCCTCGAGATCGGTGCACTTGCTCCCTGCGAACTGTTTGGCAATCACGCCGCGGACTGCCGGCGCTTTGCCCACCGCTCCTACGCTCCAAGACATTGCGTTGCTCCTTTTTTTTGGACGTGAGGCCGGCGGACCAGGACGTACGCCGGCCTCCTCGCCATTCGGCTGTTCCATACGATCGCAGCCGAATCTTTAGCTCGCCGCCCCCCATACCGCGTTGATTCCCGCGGCCAATTGCCCGAGCGCGTTCAACACAAAAAGAGTCTCGGGCTCGAGTTGGAAATTCATCAGCCCGAATGGCGTCTGCGTCGTCACCGTTTGCGGCGGAGTGGCCGGCGGCGGAATCACGATGGTTTTGTCTGCTGGATTGGCGACGCGCTTATTGATCGCGTCGGCCATCACCTGGAGGTAAGCGAAAACGAACTGCGTCGAAAAATCCATCTTAAACGTCATTGGCCCGAACGGCGTCTGCACGGTGATCGAGCTGGGAAGATTCAGAGTAATTTTTGGAACCAAGGGTTCCTCCTTTTTTCTAGACGGGAGGCCGGTAGCCCTTCACGGTCACCGGCCCCCTCGCTCCACTCGATTGACCGCTCCGAGCTTGATCAATCGAATCTCTGTGTGTCGACGCCGACAAATAACTGCGCGGCGAATTGCCCCGTGAGCTCCTTGAGCTCGACCAGGCCGCCGGCGATGATCGCGCTCACGGTGAACGGACCAGGTCCGTGCGCGAATCGCACGCGGTCTCCAACATGCCAGTCCGGCAATGGCGCCGGCCGGAGCTCGTCGATCGACTTGGAGCCCCGGGAATCCGGAGTGCGCGGCATTTTTTTGCGCGCGCTCAAAAGAGCACCAACTGCTCGAGGTCGACGAATTTCTTCTGCCGCCGCGGCGCCGCCGGCGCCGTCTCGTAAGTCCAGAGCGGAATGTCCTCGGCGAAAAACACGCTGTCGCAAAACCCGAGGATGCGGGATTCGCTCGCGTGCTTCCGGTCCCACTCGCCGGCATAATCCGGGCCGGCCAGGCGGTCCGGAGAATGGAAACTCACCTGGCCTTGCGGGAGATCGATGTAGAGAACCCAGGGAACGAAAGTGTTCGCCGGGTCCTGCTTCCACCCGTAGCGAATGCACAGGCCCTGGTGCAAACCTTCCTCCAGGATCCGGCAGAGCTGCGACATCGAATACCGCTTCCGGTCATAAGCCGCGGATCGGGAGCCGTCGCGGCGGTACTTCTTCGCGCGCGTCGAGCATTTCTGAGCGCGAAAAAGGTTCAAGGCGATAACCCCCATGAGCCCGCGCTCGGTGAGCGCCGCATAGTATTTGCGCGTGAAAGCTCCATCGGAGCTGGCGAAAACGTGCGCGGCTTTCATTTCTTCCTTTTCTGCGCCGGCTGCGCTTTCCGGATTCTCGCGGCCGTGGTGGTGCATTCCGGACAATAGGCTTCATCGCCGGCGACGACGAGCCAGTCGAGAGATTCCAATGTAGTCCTGGTAACCCTCCGTTGCGGGTCCCGCGATGTGAGCTCCACCTTGGCGCCGCAATTCCCGTCGCACTCAAAGGTGTCCGTCCAAAACGTCTGCTCGGTCGTCATTTCTTCCTCTCGGCCGCTCGGAGCGCGAGCAATATCCGGATGAACCGGCGCGTCTGATAGAGATCCCAGCGGTACCGAAGCCAGCGAAAGAGTTTCATTTCTTCCTCTCCTCCGCGGCCTTGCCATCGGCGAGCGCGCGCTCATTGCTGGCGATGAGGACGAGCTCCTTCATCCGGGGAAAGCCGATATCGCCGAGCGCAATCTGCACGAGGCGTCGGTTGTGCTGCTCGTCGATGAAATATTTCTGCAGCACCTGGCCGGAGACGAGCTGCCGGAAGTCGGCCTCCTCGATCGTGACGCGGACCGGCATCACGCGCCTCCCGCCGGCGAGTCCCGAAGTTCGCTCTCGAGCAGATCGCCCCGCGCCGGATATTTCTTCACGAACTCCTGCAGCGTCGGCCGGAGCATGGAGTAGTTTTGTCCGTCCGCGCGGAGGCAGGCGAGCAAGAACAGGCCGAGAAAACTTTGAGGATGGTCGCCCTCATTGCGCTCGCGGATTTTCGCGTTCACATAGTCGAGCTCATCTGGGAAGTGCTGGATGGGCCCACCAGGTGCGAAACCGAACGGACCGTGCGAGGCCTTCACGCGGTCCGAGTTGAGCCGTTTGAACTCCTCGAACGTCGCCTGGCCCAGGAGCAGGGAGGAGATGCGCACCAGCGCGTCATCGAAACCCGGCCGCGAGAGCGCGAGCTCCGCGATCGCGAGCAGGATGAGCTGGCGGTCGGTTTCGGCCAGCACATATCGGTGGCGTTCGCCTTCGTGGTCCGGCTCGCCAGCGGCGATGGGGACCTGAACATCGAGCTCGGCGGCCGCGAGAGTGCCGTTCGCGACTTTGATGGTCTCGTGCGACGGCGCGAGCGCCGAGGTTCCGTAAGCTGAATGAGCGAGCGCCTGCGGCTCCGCCGGCACAATCCCGCGATTCCGGAACCATTGGCGCAAACGGATTAGGTCGTCCAACACGGCATCGAAGGCCTCTCGCAAACCGCGCCCGCGCACTATCTGCTCGTAATATCCGGTTT